GTCTCCTGTGCCTACGCCTGTAGCAACGAAGTCTAACGATACTGCTGTGCCAGTAGTGCCAGTTGGGATTTCTGCTTTAGCTTCAATTACATCACCTACATTATAAGTAACTGCGGTAGTGGCTGCTACTATGTTCCAGTCAGTATCTCCTAAATCAGAAATCACAACATGTGTATCAACTATTGCACCGTCATTTGCTGCATATGCTGTAGCACCCACTGTTGTCCAATCAGTAGTTGTTCCATAGTTGTTGATTCTATATGTTATAGATGATTCTAGTGCTGTAACATCTACTTCTGGATTAGTCTTCCAAGTATCATCAATATAGATTTCGCCACCTTCAGTATGAGTTAACTGTATAGCACCACTTGAAGTTACTTCTGCGATTGTATTAACAATTGCTGCTGCACCCCAAGCAGTTACGAAATCATTAGGATCATCACCTTCGTCGATAGTTACTGTATAAGGTCCTGCTAATGTTTGACTACCTGGTGATGAGATCCAAACATTTAAAGTAACACTAGTTCCACCTGACAATGCGATGGTAAAATCTTCTCTATTTCCTAGAATGATTGTTTCACCCTCTGCATATCTTTTCCATAAATACACAGGAGACCAAGGAGCAGTTGAATTATAAGTATATTGACCATATACTGTATCAACAGGTACATCCTGTCCACCTGAAGTATCTAGTCTTAGAGTTGCTAGATGATCTGCTGTTGCTAACAGAACATTTTTAGGTAACCAAGACTGAGCGCGATTATTCCAAACACTCAACTGAGGATTTAAACCATTGCCTGCAGAACCAACTTTCATCCATACAGAACCAGAAGGTCTTGGATAAGCCTGACTTGCTTGCCATAGTGGTTGCTGTGCAGAAGTTCCCCATATTGCTAGTGGTGGATGATAATCACCTGCTTCAATACCTAATTCAGTTAATAGATCAGGGTCACCTGAAACAGTCATCGTGATTACTTCTCCGTCCGTATAATTTTTAGGAAAACTAGTGAAAATTCTTAAAGCACTAGAAGTAGATACATCAGCAACCACGTACTCAAAACCTTCTGCATTAATAGCAGAAGAAAAAGCAAATACGTTGTTATCTGGAGAGGCTGCTACTGTAGCGGTAAGTTCTCCCAAATCACCTCCTACGTTTGAACTGAAAGAAAGTGTTAGTGAATCACCTATAGTTAAATTTCCTGCAACTGATGATCCTACTAGGGTAGGAACCGAAGCTTCCCAATCTTGAGTACCAACTGCTTTCCAATCATTATAAACATCCTTATAGTATATTTGACTATAAGAAGTAGGTACATCGGTAATTGCTGGCTGTGTTGCTATTACTGCGTAGTCGCCTACACTGCCTAAATAACCAGCTGGTAGATTTCCGTCTAGCAGGGCAGAGTCAGTAATAACTATAGGATCTTTCTGTACGAATTGCCCAGTAGTAGCGTTCCATTCAAAAATACCCCATTGAGTATTTGTAGTATCTAACCAGTAAGTATTGTTGTCAGGTGCTCCTGTTGGGCGACCTGTTGAACCAACTAGACCGGCTAAGTCGATATCTGCTCTCAAGCAAAATACTTGATTGCTGATTCCAAGTGCTGAATAAGCGGCTAACAAGCCGTATTCATTTAATTCATATCCCTGTACGGGTGTGCCATCTGTGCCTGTATAGAAGAATGGATTGCCATATAAACTGACAAGATCCCTCTGGCTAGTAACTCTAAAGAGTTTGTTAGCATTTGCTTTAGTAGTAGCCTGTGCTACAGATGTGCCGCCTGGTGCCGCTTTGTCTTGAGCAGTTGCTAAGATAACTAGCGGAACTGAACTTGTTTGCGCAGGAAGATACTGAGATTCGTCAGTAATTGTAACTTCTACGCCTGGTGATGTTAATGCCATAGTTTTGTTTCCTTATGTAATATTTTGAGGTTTACAACCTGTTAGTACAATATTATTTATTAAATATTTTAAAAAAAGTCGGTTTGTCAGACCTTCGAAGGTAGAATGATATAAATATGTACATGAAATCTGAAAGACCCTTTTGCAAAGACTGTAATCAACGACCACGGGCTATAAACTATAGAAAGAACGGTATAACTCACTATAGAAGTATATGTGATGAATGTGGTAAAAAGAAACCTAAAAAGAAGTCAAAAATATCCAACTGGGAGAAAGCAGGATACAAGAAAAAACAAGTTTGCGACAACTGCGGATTTAAGAGTTTGTATCAAACACAAATGACAGTTTTTCACATAGACGGCGACTTGAGAAACGTCAACTATGTAAATCTGAGGACTGTTTGTTTGAACTGCGTAGAAATAATCAAAAGAAAAGAAATTAACTGGAAACGGGGAGATTTACAGATTGACTATTGAATCTAATTTACTATAAAGATCGACCAAACTACCGTTGTTTTTGATAACGTGGTCATATTGTAGACCTACGCTACTATATTCACTAGCATGAATTTTATAAAAATTAAGCAGGGCTAAAGCATCTTTCTTTTCTTCAGTAGTAGAATCAGCATCATTATACTTCTTAGCATAATCATACCATTCAGGAGGATCACCCCTTTCTACCCTGACAATAATACCCCCTATGTTTTTTATTGAGTAAATCTCATTAGCGAAACGACAATCACTAATCACTATATGATCAGAAATATTCCTTAGTTTACTTTCGATAGATGCTACCCATATGTCATCATGAAAGCAACGTCTACCCACTTCAGTACCCCATTGTTGCAATACCCATCTGGGAGATAGTTGCGGAATTTCAAGCCTTTGTGACCACCATTCGTCAACTTGTTCTCGCCATTCTCTACTGGCTCTAGTGGTACCTTCTAGCATTTCCCTATCCCAATTAAAAATAGATGCTACCGCGTCTTTCAGAGGAGCAGCATAACTCATCTTTTTAAAGTTGTAATACTGGATAAGGTAATCTGCTATAGTATCTTTACCACTTCCTATAGCACCTGTAATTCCTATAATCATAATAATAGTATATATGAAAATAATAATAAATTCTAGTTACTTGGATTTGTTATGAAGGAAACGTCGTACCAATTCAAAAAATAATAACAAACTTTCCTCATATCGTGTTTTCCTAAAGGAGGACATTTTTCAGTTATTCTCTTCCATTCTTGCTTAGAAAGATTTTTCAAATGATTATAATTATATTCAGTATCTAATGCAATCTGTTCTTTGTATTTCTCTATATTATTTAAAAAACTTGTCGTCCTAGAATATGTAACTTCTGTATATTTTTTCATATTGGCCCATCTTTGATTATCATCATTTATTGATTCTACAGGCAAGTTTAACAATTTTGGATGATCTGTATAATCTAAAAAAGTTTTAAATTTCATTCTTCTCAAATCACGATATATTTGATCATATTCAGAATAAGCGACAAAGGGTTTTTTAGTTTTTATAGGTTTCCAAATTTTCTCACTTAAAGGATAATTATCATTATGTCTCCACTTAGTGGGTATGGGATTACAAAAATACGAATCAGTTTGAATCACTAGTCCATAATCATTCCAATCTTTGGGTAATCCATCTAAATATTCTATACCAGACAAACTGTAAAATGCATCTTTGAGTTTTCTGTAAAACTTATGCTTAAAATCATTTAAACTAAATTCACCATAGTAATGTTCAATGTAATTGATCGTATCTCTAGAAGTTTCGATATTAATTAATTCTTCCATTGAGTATTCTAAGCAATTAATATTATTTTTTATGAATTCAAACAATAATTCTGCTTTTCTTCTCTGTGACTTAGTTGAACTATTAAACAAATTTCCCACTAACCAATTTGCTTTGTTGATATTTCTACTATTGGTCCAATCAATGATTGGCATATTTTTATTCTCTGTAGTAGATGCTAACATGTACAAAGGAAAATATATAGGTATTATTTCTATGTCAGTTTTTAAGTTTGGTCTGATTTTATCCATATCAAAATATGCAGTTTGATATAATACATAAATATTTTTTAAATTTGGAAACATGAAACGTATTTTGTTAGATATTAATCCAACTAAATCGGTATAGTCATCATACACATTCGACACTTCTAAAAGATGTAGGTTTACAATTAAATTGTTTATTGATCTAATATTATATTTTATATCTGGCCATGGATTTAAAACAGAATGTGAATGTTTCTCATCTGTAAGATATCTCTCAACAAGAGAATAACTATCATTTGGATATAAATTTAATAGCCAAGTATCTTTAGTAAAGATATGACTAGTCAAACCGGGATCCACAATCAACCGCCTTCTTTGTTAATCATCAAAGATGAGTTTTGTCCCTTTTCTAATGCTTCTTCTGCGATCTTTTCTGCTTCTTCCCATTTCTCTTGAGACAAGCAAACTTTTCTAGGTATCCTAGAACCAACTTGCGGTATAGTCTTACAAACAAACTTCTTTACAGTAGTTTCTTCTTGAACAACTGCTGGTTCTTCTGCTATTGCTATAGTGGAAAATAATAAAAATAAAATTAAAAGTCTCATAATCATCCTTGTACCCACGTAAGTGGTTGACTGTAGTCCATGAAGCGTTTTAAATCTTCTAACAAACGTTCTTGCTCTGCTTTTGCTTCGCTCTTCATAGCAGCACCGTTCATGGATGTTCCTCCACTTGGTCCTGCTATAGAAGCAAATTTCTCGCGGGCTTCACCGATAATCTGTTTCACTACGGCCATTGTAAAATCTGTTAACCATACACCAGCGCCCGGATCTTGGATAAGAACTGCTTCTGGTCTTTGAATGTCTGCCCATATTAAAACACGCTCGCCTGTGCCTTTGAAGTCTCTAGTGATACGTAATACTTTAGTCACAGGATCAAATGTATAAGTGAGATATCCACCAAACATTCTTGCTGCTAATTCTACATAGCCTGCGTAAAAGTCATATGTTGCTAAACCACCTGTGTAGTTATAGTTTAGCAAATAAGTATTCAATATCGCACTTGAGAAAGGATCGAATGAAGTAGATGAAGGACCTGTTTCTAGTCCTACTGTTCTACGAAACAAGGCCCTGACATTGATAAATTCTTGGGGCAAAGTATACGTGTCTACATTTTTTTCTACAGTTAATAACGTATACGATTCTTGTACCGCGTTTTCTGCTCTTTGTCTATACATTCTTAAAGCATACTTATATGCTTGTTCATAGTGTTCAGGATCTAGTTCTAGGTCTATTATTCCATCACCTAGCCTATACCTTATATTATCAAACATTTCTTGTTTGAGTTGTTCTAAATTATAGTTAGTTGGTGTTGATAGGGCATTTGTAGACATAATAGTTCTCGGTTATAAACTATTTATCTTATTCTAGCATGGTCCACACGCATTACAAAGTGTTTAAAATTTGGTTTTTTGAATATAACGTTTAAGCAATAATCTCTTTCTTTCAAGAAATCGTGATGTCTATCTCTGTAGGATTTATCACTCCAACTCATTGTTTCTTTCCAATCAAATCCAAATACACTTACTTCTTTTACCCGAGTATCATTGGCTAAAAAATACAAGATAAAAAATCCAGTACTAGGGGTTTTGATATCTACAGTTTCTTTAACCATCTTGGTATATTTGGCGGGTAGTACACAATCAGCATCATATTCATATCTTCTAGATTTTACCGGGCCAACCATGAACCGTTTTCCTTTATATCCAACTTTGTTCATGTATTCTGTATAATCATCAATATTCCACATTGCCCATACATCGGTGCGTCTACCATGTATATGTGCGGTGCGAGTGTCCGTATGTACCATAGGGGCTTTATTCATACGCACTACTAAATCGTGAGAATCTATTTCTTTACCGTATTCGTGGTTGAACAAACTCATACTGTTACCCACGACAGCAACTGTTTTATCGTCGAACCAATCTATCATTTAGATATTTATATGGTTGTTTACAGATCACCCTTCTTTCTGTTCTCGCTATAGTATACGTCAAACTCACCACCAGGATATCTAGCCATCAATTTATTAACGTTTTCTGCGATTACGTCATCTGGGTCTAGATTTAAAGCCCTGCAGGCATTGACCCAGTACCATATAATGTCGCCAAGTTCTCTCTTCATATGAAAGACAGATTCTTTGTCTAGGGGCTTTCCTTGAAAAATAATCTTTTTCACTATCTCTTGAAATTCACCCGTTTCGCTTCCTAGACCAATAGCCCCACACATCAAGAGAGGTACATTAAAATTCTCATCCTTAGATATTTTACTATCTTCTAAATGGTCTATCCTGCTTTGAAAATTTATAATATCTTGGCTAGCAGAACTAGTAACTCTTTCTACAAACTCTTGATATTTCTCTAGGTCAATTTTCTTCTTCATATAAACTCCTTATCATTTCTTTCCTGCCCTCTTCACCTAAAAGAGCATCAAACAAGTTTTTAGTTCGTTGAAGCATAGCACAAGCCAGCATAAGTCTATCATTGTCGCTATTGCAAGACACAATTGCTGCATCAATAAAAGTCATTAGCGTTTCCATCCTCTTCAAGATAGGATCTATATCGCTCATTAGAATGCCCTCAATATAATCATGTTAGGGTTGAATCTACCCTTAGGGGTAGTAGATACAGCCTTGATCTCTTTAAAGAACTTACGTGCTGCTGGCTTACTTCCCATGATCTGCTTGATTTGTTCAGCAGGCTTACGCAGAGTTTTTACTTCAGAATCCTTAGTACAAAATCCTAGAACAGTATTACCCTTGACGATCAGTTCCTTAGTATATTCATCTGCTACGTAATGATACATCTTACGCTTGGCAGTGTCATATACCCACGCTTCGCTAGCACCATGAAGTTTAGTAGGTGGTATGCTAACTAAATCAAGTTTAGCAGCGGTATCCTTGAATGCCCTCATATACTTTAGTTTCGCTACACGCTTTTCTACAGGCACTGCCTTCCTGATACGAGGCTTGCGACCTGCCTTCTTTAGAGTGATGTAACTATTAAGGTCGCTAAGAGTCTTTTCAATGTAACTGATTATGTTCTTAATTTGAGTCTTAGTGAACCTGCTGTATCCCTCATTTAATTGATCGTCTTCACCAGACAATACTTCTTTATATTCATCTAAACGTTGCTGCCAAGGAGCAGAGACAACAGAGACATGCTGTGGCAAAATGTTTTTGTTTTGTAGTTCACCAATTACCTTAGTATCAAAGTCTTTCTTAGCACCAGACTTCAAATAATCATCAAAATATCCCTCTAGTTCGCCGCCTGCTTCTAAACTACGTTCAAGCATGATCTCTTGAACGTTGGGGCGATTAGTTTGCACTTCTTCAACTTCTTCTTTATGTTCTGCCTTGATTGTAGAGATGAGTCTAGCGATCTCAATATCTAGGGCTTGTGCGCCCGCAGTTTCATCGCTCAAGCCGCGTAGCCTGCAACGTGCTAGCCAGCCATATGTAGGTTTGAAGTCACCATCAGCGACCTTTTTAAACAACTTTAGTTCTTTGTTTTTCCCATGCACTTCTAGATACTCTACGACAAACTCTCTTGCAGCCTTCTTGTCATAGAATTTACTGTACCAATTAAATGCAATTGCTAACGCCCATTTCTCATTTTTAGGGTTAGGGTCATCTGCGAAATTGGGTTCTGTCCCAAAATACTTAGCGTCAATGTCGCGGGGACGCAACTCTTTCACTTCAAATTTTTGCTTAGTTTTGGGCATAGTGTACTCCAGAATTTAGAAGATTGTTTATTTTATAATAATAATTTGTATAAGTCAAGTCAGTTATTTAACTGATAAATACAATATGCCCAAATTATCCTTATATCGTGATACTAAGAAAAATGATTACCGATTCATAGACCGAACTATACATGAAATGTTTACTGTGGGTGGTACGGATCTATATATTCACAAATATCTAGGTCCCACCAATCAGGGAACATCAGTAGATGCTACCCAACCACAATATGATCAGTTAGATCCAACTAACATACAAGATTTACTTTTCTTAGAGAACCGAGACAGAACTTACGATACAAGTATATACAGATTACGCGGACATTATAGTGTACAAAATTTAGACTTTGACTTGTCACAATTTGGTTTGTTTTTAACTAGTGATATCATATTCATTACTGTTCATTATAACG